AGTAGGAACCGTCCAAGTCTGGCTGCTTGTGAATGTTTCACTCACCAAAAACGATTGACTTGCTGCAGCGCCTGTTGAGGTTTGAATCAGCGTGGACTTGATAGTTACGCTCGTGGCGCTAGTGACAGCCGCAGTTGCCGTGAGCGTATAGGTCAAGTCCACATAGTGCGCCGCCGCGCTGATAGCCGTGCCGCCTGTGGTCGTGGTGCCGCTCATCGAGGTCCAAGTGGCATTGTCAAGAATCGTTGCCACGGTGCCTGAGTGCAGAAGTGTGTCCGTTGAATCGTAGTACGACGCCGTGAGTTTCAGGTTCCACTGCGTGGTGCCTGCGTAGGTGCCGTTCTTGCTGACCACGGCCAGCGCCTTCTGGCGCAGCGAGAGGTTGTCATCGTTCACCAAGTATGAGCGCGTGGTCATCGTGAGGTAGTCATCGGCGGCTGCCGTGCCTGGGTCAAGTTTGATGCCCCAGTTGTTCGTCGTGGCGTCGTAGACGCAGGTTGCCGTCATCACGCCATCGCTGTATTCCTGCACGTCCCAGTACGGCAACTGGTTCCCCTCGTTGATGCTGAGTGTCGTGTCTGGCGGCGTCAGTTCAAAGGTGGCGTTCGGCAAGCCGAAGAGCGCCTGCACGCGAGCCGCGTAGCCGAGCGGGGACGCACCGAAGGTCGTGTCAGACGAGATGATCGGGTTGCCCTGATTGTCCACCGTCTGGCTGAGGTTCTGGCTGATTAGATTGTTGCTTGATCCGAACTGCGGCATCGTCTGCTCCTACTTCTTCAGGTTGGCGATGAGCGATGCAAGGTCGCTCGGATTGCGCCGATTGAACGTGATCGTGATGATCTGAGTATACGAGCCTGGCTCAAGGCTCCAGTCCACTTGCTCAACGCGATACAAGCCGCTCAAGCCAAGCCCAGCCGCAGTGATCTCAACGTATTGACCTGGCTCCCATCGGCTGACCAGCGCGAACGTAGAGACGCCTGTCTGCGCGTAGCCTGCGCTGAAGCCGTACTGGTTGTGCGCGGCCGTGCCAGCCCCACGAAGCGTGAACGAGCCAGAGAGCATCGGCTTGTGCCGCTCGATGAAGTACGCCGCCGCTGCTCGTGCGATTTGCGCGCCTTGATTATTAGACGCGCCAGGGAAGTCCACCACCTCGTCAAAGACTGGCGCCCCTGCTCTCGTGCTGAAGGCTGCTACGCCGTCTTCGTCGTAGACATCCGTGTACGCAAGCACGGTCGTGAGTGGCACGCTCTGACCTGCGGCTGGCAAGGTGAACTGCGCGTTTTTGATCGTGCTGTGATCCACGTTCACGCTGAGGCTGTATGGAGCCACTGTTGCCTTCCCTGTGGTCGTGTTCGGATCACCAGCGCCAGTGGTGATGATTGAAAGTGGCGCATTCGCGTAGGTCGGCTTGGAGGCTGAGTCCACCAACTTGTAGTTCAGCGTGCCTGAGAGGTCCACATAGTATCGGCGCTCCTTGACGTCCGAGCCTGCGTAGGTCTCGATCACGGTGTCTAGCGCGGAGCGAAGCGAGCAGGATGAAAACTGGATCGCAGGGCCGTTCGCGTAGGCCGTGCCGCCAGTGATGTTCGCCGTGCTGCTCGTGGACAAGACGCGCTGCAACGGCTGATCGTCTGACTTGTATTGGTTCGTCAGCGCGAGGAGGTTGGTGACCGCCTGCGTTTCACTCAAGCCTCCAGGGATGGTGACGGTGACTTGCCCAGGCTGCTGGGTTGCATCGCGTGCAATGCCAGAGGAGAAGATTCTGCCGCCGCTGCCGAAGGTTCCCCACGTGAAGGTGTATGGCCTTCGCAGGCGAACTTTGATTGACGTGTCGCTGACACGCACCACATCGCTGCCGCTGAAGGTCGTATCAAGCAACAACCTCATTGTGGTTGTATCTCCAAAGCCAGAAAGACTCCCTCGCCGAATACGAACAGTGTCACCGCTCTGAATAAACAGACGGCTAGGACTTACGGCAGTGACCACAACCCAATCGTTACTTCTGCCATCGCGTGCGAAGTTCACAGTAACCGTTCCTGCACTGCTCGCTGTTGGCCCTGTGTTGGATGCTGTAAAAGTTCTTGAGCCTGTGCTGGTGATTGTGTAGGTGCCATTGAACGTTGCGGTGCCAGCCCCAAGCACGCCGCTGATCTTCAGTGACTGACCAGTCACGAAGCCGTGGTCTACGGTGGTCGTGTAGGTTGCCGTGTTTGAGGATCGGCTCGCGCTTGCAATGGTGCGAGCAGCGCCAGTCTTGCCGAAGACGGCAACGCGATCCAGCACGACGTTGGCATCGCTGAGTTGCACGCTTGTGATCGTGCCTTGCCCTGAGCCGTTGAGTTGAGAGTTCACCGAGTCCAGCACGCCGAGGAAGCGAACGTCGGCTGCGGCTGGCGTTGAGCCTGTGTCCTTCTGGCAGAGCCTGATGCGCGTGTTGTCTGGCACGAGATTGAACCACGGACCGACGGCTGGCGTCGTCTCTTGCAGGATGTCAAAGGACATCGTGGAGCCAGAGCCGTCGCCGTTACTGCTCAGGTTCAGCGTGTTGATGTCGGCGATCATTGCGTTCTCACGCGCGCTCCCAGAGGCGTAGTTGATCGGTGGGTTCAGAAGGTCGTAGGCGATGAACGCGCTCCCGATTGTCGCCGTTCCTGCCGAGCCTGCGGCCGTGTAGGTGAAGGTGGTTCCTGAAGTCACGGTCACGTCGTAGACGCCCACCATTGACGTCCCTGCGGCTCCTGCCGTGTTGCCGACCTCAATCTCAGCGCCAGTGGTTAGACCGTGCGAGGTAGTCGTGGTCACCGTGACCGTGCTGGAGACGCGAATCGCCGACGCGATTGGCGCGAGGTCCATCCAGAGTTGATAAGGCGCGGTCGCCATTTATGGGTTCCTGGGGAACGACCGCTGCGGGCTGTTGGCTCTGGTTTGGTTGCCGATGCTCGTGCTGACGTGTGAGACTGCATCGTTCCCGAAGGTGATTCGGTTGTTCACGATTACGCCTTCGCTTGAGCCTGAGCGCGTCCCTGCGGACGACATTGAATCACGCTCGCCAGCGCGGAATGCGTTAGTCGCAGCCTGACCAGCAGCGACGTCCACGTCGCTCACGAATCCAAGCAACTTCAAGCCGAAGATGATTGCGTCAATCACGGTCTTGATGGCGGTCAGCGCAATCTTTAGTGGAAGAAGCGCGAGTTCAAAGATAGAGATAGAACCTTCACTGCCCTCGAACATGGAGAACAGTTCAGCGATTGAGTCAATAAGTGGGCCAACGTACTTCGTGACAAGATCACTAAGGATTGGTCCAACGGTGTCAAGCAACCCAGAGAAGGCTGGCAGCGCCTCTTCTACCAAGAACGTGAGCGCCTCTGTGACCATCGGCAAGAACTGCGCCCCGAACTTGTCCATCTCTTCCCCGAAGGCAATCTGTGCAGTGAGCATCTTTCCGCTAGTGCTATCAGCGAGAGCGTTGGCCACTTCTAGATACTTCTCGTTGGACTGGGTGAGGATGTCGGTGACGCTTGCGCCCTTCTCGATTGGACCAATGAGCGCAGCGAGTCCTCGCGTGCTTCCATTGGCAGCCTTGCCGATGAGCGCCATGACTTCTGCCATGTCTCTTCCAGTGACGGAGGAGATAGCGGCCGCAGCCTCGTTTGCCTGAAGAAGTTTCGTCTGATTCTTGAAGAATCGTGAGCCGACTTCTAGCCCAGCGCGAACGTCATCGTCCGTCTTGCCGAACCGAGCCATCGCCTTGATTTGCTCGTCAATCTTTGGTCCGAGTTTGTCCAACTCAAAGCCACGCGCCTTGAGTGCGGCGTTGGTGAGAATCGTTGATCGCTCGTCCTGAATCGCGCCCTTGACGGCATCAGCGACGAAGGCGGTGATCGCGGCGGCTGCAACGAGTGCAGCGGCGCCAATCGCCTTGAACGCGGCGACCGATGCGCCCTTGAGTTTGCCCATTGCGCCGCCCACCTTGCCAAGAGGCCCAGTGGCGGCGTCCTTAGCCTTGATGACGAAGTTGGCAGAACGGTCAGCAGCCATCAGCGTTGGTTCCCTCTCCTGAACTTCAGGATGGTGGCGCGGAAGGCGCCGTCATTGAGGAACTTCTCCGTGGTCGCAGAGAAGGCTTCCATTGCTCGCTCGATTGTACCTGGGCGCTTGACCGTATCCGAGACGAACGGCCGCGCAGCCACTGGAGTGACGCCCACTGCTCCGTTCTTCGTTCGGCGCACTGGTCCACGCCCTTCCACGACAAACCAGCCATAGAAGACACCAGAGCGTCCGCCCTTGATTCCGACCACGGCGCCAGGCTTACTGAAGCGCACGCCGCGTGCCTTGATGTTCTTCTGCAACTTGCCTGGATTCTCGGTCGTGCGTCCACGCGGAGCGGCTTGCTTCATCGGCTTGAGCATGGTGCGCGCTGCGTTGAGTGCAGCGAAGGATTGCATGCGCTTGAAGCCGCTTGGGTTGCTGGCCTGGTAGAACCCGATGCGGAGATCATCAAAGTTCTTGTCGGTCTTGATTTGGAGAGTCAGCGAGTCGTTAGCGGCCATGCTTCTCCTTAGGCTGAAGGTCGGACATCAGCGCAAGTGTACGAGCAAAGTGTTCTGCCTCCCACTCCAGAACCTCATGCGGTGGAACGTGGAACTCCTTGCCGATGAGGTGCGCCGCGATAAGTGGATGCGGCGCCAGAGTCCGACCCGCCGCCAGCCGCTGGGCGTCGAGCCTTATCGAGGGGGGAGTGCTGCTACTGCGTCGCTCCACTTCGTGATGGCGTCGGTGATGGCGTCCATCGGTGCATCAAGAACATCTTCGGCTGGTGCGCCATCTTCGTTCAGGAAGTTGTGGCTCACCACGAGACGCTTGAGTGCGTTCATTGCGCGCTCTACGTTGCCGCTCTGCAACTCAATGAACACGCGAGCAGGAACGCCCTCTGCCTTCATCGTCGCCGTCCAGCCCTCGAAGGGCGCGGCGAGTTTCACTTCAACGGTGCGGAACTGTGGCTTGCTCTGGCTCATCTAGCCTCCTCCTCTGCTACTAGGTTGAACTTACGGCAACGCCGCCAAGTCGCTATTCACGACGATGCGAAGGCTCTTCGCGCTCACCGTGTCGTAGACCAGCGTTCCAGTCACGGCCATCGTGGTCAGACCATCTTCGGCGCCAGCCATCTGCTGAACTTCCGTTGGGACGATCATCGCAAGGATGTGTGCCGAGTAGGTGCCGTTGCTCCACGTCAGTCGCACGCCCTTCGGGGTCGCTGCCTTGTATGCGTCGTACCACGTCGAGACTGCGCTCGCCGTGCTGCTCACCGTCATCGTCAGCGTGCCGCTGAATGGGTTGCTCTCACTGTGCGTGCTGAAGACCGTCGTGCCTGCGAGGTACGACTGGCGCGTGATCCCTGCGTTGAACTCCAGTGAGAAGTCGAGCAGGTACTCGTAAGCCGTTCCGTCAGCCGTGCCTGGGAAGGTTGAGCCGTGCTGGAAGGCATTCCAGAGGCGTCCCGCCATAAAGGGCGAAGTCGGTGTGCCTTCGGCAAGCGTCGCGCTGTTCTTGGCGATCTGCTGCGCGAAGAGGTTCGCGCTCAAGTTCGTCAGTCCGCTGCGGTCAGCAGCGATCGTGATTGACTCAGCCAAGCAGTAGTTCGCGGCGTATGCCTGCGTGCCATCCGTTGCGATCAACGTGTAGGACGTAGGCGAGTTCGCCGCTGTCATCGAGTAGTCGTAGTCCCACTCGTATGGCGCAGCCGTGCCTGAAGGCGTATCGGTGCGCGTCATTGAGAGCCAGAGTGGAAGTTCGCCGACGCTCACGGCAGGGACGGTCGCGCTGAGTGTTGGCTCAACGGAGACGATCGTGCCAGTGGAGCCGATGAGCGGGTTGCGAAGTGCAACGGATCGCTCGGTGCCAAGTTCAATCGTTGTGCCTTCGGAGATCACGCCAGTTGGCGTCACGAGCAACTTGCGGCCGCCGCTGGTCAGCGTCGGGATGGTTCCAGGCGTCGCCTCCTTGAAGGCGACCAACTTGCTGAACAGTACGTTCCCTGCGGATGCGGCTGGCATTAGTCGTTCTCCTTGTCTTCAGCCGCAGTCGCGGCACGCTTGGCGATTCCTGCTGCGATCCAAGCCTCTGCCTGAACCACAGGTGCGCTGATGATACTACCGTCCGACGGCAACCCAGCCACGAACTCTCCCTGTGGGATTGAGCCTGGCACGAACTGCACGTCAATGTGGCTGATTACTGGGTAACTCAGAGGCTTCTTTAGGTCAGGCACTGGTTGCGATTGCCTCCACGCTTGAGACTTCAACGGTTGCGGTGATCGTGAGGAAGTCCGCGTCGCCCCACGTGTCGGTGCCGATGCTTGTGGAGGTCACGCTTGCCTGCGCCACGGCGTCTGTGCCGTTCAGCGTCACGCCGTCAATCAGGCTGTCGCGCAGCCAGGTGCGCCACGTCATCAGGTCCGCATACTTGCGGCCGAGGTCAGCCTGCGGCTGGATGTAGATGATGACGTTCAGCGTCAGCGTCACTTGGCGATTGCTCGCGCCATAGCCGATGGAGTCATCGCCTGGGATGATGACTGCCGCTGGGACCACTGCAAGATTGTCAGGTGGGAAGGCGTGAACGGTGCGGAGGACGTAGCCAGTTGGTGGCGTCTTCGCCGTCAGGTGCGCGGCGAGTCCACCGATAATCGTTCGGTCATCAAAACTCATCGAGCCAGACCTTCGCGCCTTCGGTATGCCTCAAGCAACACCTGAGCCTCAGGGTGAAGCGCGCGTGTCTGGCGCAAGATGCCGCCGAGGTCTTGACTGCCGATCACGCCGAATGGCGAGGTCCGCGATGACCAGACTGCGCCCGCTTGAATGATTGCGGCTTGCTTCACTGCGCTTGGCACGGACGGCCATCCGAAGACGCCGACCACCTTGACGCCGCGATAGACGTCGCGCGGGAAGTTGCGCGGCCACGTCACCGAGACGTCAATCTCGTTGTACGGCCAGCCGTCCAGTGCTGCGTTGCCTGGCGCCAGGTTGTAGTCCGTGCCTGCGGTCCACGTTGTCTCGTAGGTGCCGTTGGCATCGTCGTCTGTCGTCAGCGTCGTGACGCTCACAAGGTCGTCCACGAGGACGTACTGGTAGTCGGTCGCCGTGTAGTAGCGAGTCTCGGTCGCGGTGCCAAAGCCGTTCTTGCGATCCGTGTATAGGTCAATCAGCGCGTCGGTTGCATCGAGTACGGACTGCAGCGCGCCGTCATCCGTGGTATCGGCAGTGCCGATTCCGATTGCGCTCTTGAACTCTGCGAGTGTTGCGTATGACATTTAGATGCCTCCGACTGACAGGACGGTCAGGACTTGACCATCGTTCTCGGCGATAGCATAGAGCGTCTGTCGCTCCATTAGCCGAACGGTGACGTGTTCGCCCTTACGCAGCACGAAGCCGTTGGCAAGCGTCAGGTCCGCAGCGCCGATCAACACGTCCTTCGAGTTGTTGGCGAGCGCGTGCAAGTGAATCTCTGTGCCAGCAACGCGACCCTCAACGATGCTCGCCGCTGCGGTCCCCACGCTCATCTGCCTAGACGCCAGATACTGAGTCACTCGTCTTCTCCCTTTTCCCGCCATTTGACAGGCGTTCGCTTGGTGGTGGCTGTATTGCCCCACCTGACCACAATGGCGCGCTCTACGTGGCTCGTAGGTGCCTCTGCGTTGATTCTAGGCGCACCCTTCGCAGTCAGTTTCTTGATCTTGTGCCAGATGTTCATTCTGCCCTCCTGCTAATGCAACAGGGAGCCGAGCCGAAGCCCGACTCCCTGCTGCTCAACCTAGTCGCCTACTGATTAGGAAACGTTGGCTGACTTGTACGACTTGACCGCTGAAGCCTGTGACAGCCCAGTGGCGCCGCGCACCTGAACCTTGTAGGAGATGAGGCCGAGGTTCCACGCGAACTCGCGGGAGACTTCAACCTGAACGCCGCCTACGAGGACGGTGTAGATCTGTCCGAGGTCACCGAACAGGATTGCGCCTGCGGTGTCATCGGTCAGGTCAATGAGTGCTGCACTGTAGATCGGCGCTCCGAGGAGACGATCTGGAGTGTTCGCATCGCCTGGTCGGAAGATTGGCTGTCCAGCCGTATCCACGAGACCAGTCACAACGCCGAGCGTCGTGTCGTTCATCAACCAGCCAGCCTTTGGTGCGCGTCGGTACGCCT